TTACGTTGCAATAGACGTTGGCTATAAAGGTTTGTTAGGAATAACAGCCCCATTTGTTACCGTTAATAGTGGCTCATATCCTATCATTACTTCTAACGTGGCATCTTATGTTATTAAGAATGGCGATACAAATGATGTTATAAAAAATATTACAATAGAATGTAACCCTAAATTTGAGGTTTATACTTTACATTATCTTAACTCTAAAGGTGGTTATCAAACACTACATTGCAATTTAGCGGCTACTTTATCGAGCAGTAAAACTACAACATCATTCAGGAAAAGTGGTTGGTCATTAATATCTAACGTTATGACTTTAGATCCTGCTTTAAATACTGAAAAGGTACAATCAGTAACCATTCAAGATAAGCTGCAATTAAATAGCGATTGGTTAACCGATGCTGAATTTGCCTTGCATAAAGACTTATTTACGTCTACCGATGTACGTTTAGATATTGGCAGTACAACAACGTACAAAGGCGTTAAGGTTACTCAAACAAGTTACACTACTAAGAACACCGATAGATTAAGAAACTATCAAATTGATTTAGATTATACTCACCAAAACTTTAGACAACGTGGCTAAGAAAACAAAAGAACAAATAGAAAAAGAAATTAAGTTATTAGAGAAAAAACTTAATAATCTTAATAATAAACTAATTGATTTAAATAAACCTACACCTATTGGTTTTAGATATAATATTAAATAATGGCTAACATAAAAGTATTATTATATGACCAAGCGGGTGCAGAATATGATGTAAGTTATATTGACGAAATACCATTGTCATTAAGCTATTTAATAGCCGACGTTAAAGACCCTAGCAAACGTAACACTACATTTTCTAAAACAATAAACTTTAATTCTAAAGATGTAGATTTATTCTTTAGAGTGATTTGGAAACTAAATAGTACACTAACTACTTTTGACCCTCGATTAAAATGTAAGATAAAATATTACGTTAATGAGGTATTGCAATTAGACGGTGACTTGCAACTAATAAAAGTAATTGTTGACCCAGATAGTAAAACTGTAAACTATCAAACTACAGCAACGGGAACAATAGGCAATTTATTTTTAGCCATTGGTGATGCTTACTTAACTGATTTAGACTTTAGTGCTTATGACCATGCGTTAACTAAAGCCAATATAACTAATAGTTGGATTCCTGCAACAAGTGTAACGGGTGTAATTGGCTCGGGATATTATTACGGTTTAATTAATTGGGGTGAAAATAATGTATTAACGGATGTTGAATATCATGTAAAGCACATGAGACCTCAACTATACAAGCGTGAGTACATGGCTAAGATATTTGCAGCTGCAGGTTACACATGGACTTCTAATTACTTAGATAGCACATATTATAAAAGTCAATTAATACCACCAACAAAAGAATATCTAACGTTAGGGACAACGGCAATAGCTAATAGCCAATTCTATGCAAGGCGTAATGCTACGCAAACGGGAACTGCTACGCCTTGTTATTATTCAGGTCCTTGGACTAGTTTCAAAACATTTAATAGTATTCCTAATCCTAGCGAGGTTGTTTTGTTTAATGAAGACAACGTAGCCCCTTATAATGACCCAGGGGGTAACTATGCAACGGGTACAGGTATATTTTCGCCAACAACTACTAATACTTTTATAATTGAAACGTTAGTTAATTTTGATGTTGTATTAGCAAATGTCGGAGCGAGTGCTGGAGCTGCAAGTTATGCTGTTATTACTTTTGCAACTATTAATGTTTGCATAACACAATATAACGGTATAGGTTGGCAGGTAGTAGGTATAAATACAGTTAATATACCATACACAACACTAACTGGTTTAACTTCATCACAACAAGTTTATGTACAAATACCATCTTGGGCTGCTTTGGCTACCGAGAATTATAGAGTTGAGATAGTTGGTTCTATTAGTTTTGATTTATATACCGCTACAAGCACTCTTATTGTTGACGGTGCAACAACTTGGAAATTTAACCCAACAGTTAATAGCACTTACTCAGCAAGGTTAGTAAACAACAATATTACAGAGGGCGGAACTTTAGAGATTAACCAATGTATTCCAACCGAGGTTAAACAGATTGATTGGTTAATGACCGAGATAAAAGCGGCTAACCTTTACATGGTACCTAATCCAGACAAAGCAAAAGATTATATTATTGAGCCACGTGATGACGGTTTTTATGTAGGTGAAGATAACTGGTCGGAGTTATTAGATTTTAGCAAAGATTATGAAGTGTTGCCAGTTAGTGAATTAGATACCAAGCGTTATGAGTTTTGGAATAAACAGGATAGCGACCAATATAATGATGCTTACTTTAAACAGTATAAAGAAACTTACGGTTTTGGATATACTGATTGTGTTAGCGAATTTGTTAAGCCTGTTAAAAAGACTGAGTTAATCTATGCACCTACGCCAATAGTAGATAATCAAATTAACGGATTAATACTACCTAAGATATTCAAAAACGATAACGGAACTATCAAACCAATGAAGTCTGTAATACGCCAACTTTATAGAGGTGGTAATATTAATATGTCTTATGGCGGTTGGAAGTTAAGAAGTTCTTTAGCAGGTGATACTGTTTACAATTACTATCCATTTGTTGGCGAAGTTGATAATCCTTACACACCTACTTTAAGTTTAAATTGGGATACGCCACAAAAAGTTTATTACAATTACATTAACGCTACTTACACAAATAACAACTTAAAGAATAAATACTATTCTAAAATGATTAATCAGTTGAGCGATAAACGTTCAGCAGTTGTTAAGGCGTATTTTAATTTGAATGAATTAAAGGTTAAAGATTTTAGTTTTAGAAAGGTAGTTTGGGTAGATCATTTTAACTGTTATTTCTACATTCAAAACTTTGAGTACATAATGAATACTCAACAAAGTACATTAGTTACTATGTTGAAGTTGCAAGATTATGATACATGGCAATCTAACAATATAGAGTTACCAAACGAAGACCCAAGCGAATTAAATAGAATAGTTAACGGTAATTATAGTAATGGAATAAATAATACTAACAACGGTAATGCATCACATATTGTTAATGGTAGGGGTAATTTTATAGCAAGTGGCGCAACGGATATACAGTTAGATAATTGTACTAATGTTGTAGTTAACGGTGATGTGAGTGCCTTTAGAGGAATTGGATTAAGTAATGTTGTTATAACTAATACAAGTAATAACTCAACTATTGTTGCTCCAAATGCACCGATAACAATTACAAGCGATACTACTTTAGATATAACATATCACAATAGAACTGTATTTGCTGACGCAACCGCTGGTGATTTTACAATTTATTGGGATAGTGCTACAATGAATCATTGCACCGTTAATTTTATTAGGGCAGACGGCTCAACTAACATAGTGTATCTAAGTGATGCAGATGCCACGGTTGAGGTTATGGGCAACTCAGTGCCTTATGATACTTCTTTAGCACCATTCAATCAATATGCTGCTTTGCCTATCATTCAAAGATTAGATAGCGGTGGGGTAAAACAATTATATATAAATTATTAAACATGGCATATTTAGATTTTTTAAAAAGAATATTTACAGGAAGCGGAAGTGATAACACGCCAGAGGGCGCAATCATTCGAGCAGGTGGTAAACACGTTACTAAAACAATTACGTTAAGCGCAAACAATACAAGCGCAAGTGTTAACGTATTTCAATTAACAGGGGCTACAAAGATTGTGTTATTACATGGTGAAATATTAACTAATACAACTTTAACTAATTGCACAAAGGTTTATTTTGATTTATGGGACGGTACAACGTCTGTTCATTTAACTAAAATAGTAGGAGCGGATATGAGTGGTTATAACGTTGGTACTTTCTTTATTAAAGATGCTGACGTTACAAGTATTTTAACAATTTTAAACAATGACCAAGCGAGAATAAAAGAAGCTGCTACAGGAAATAGAGTTAACACAGAATTTATAGCCGTTCAAAAAACAGCTACAAATACTTATTTAAGATTTAATTATACAACAACCGACGCACCAATAAACGCTACAGTTAAGATAGATTGTCATTGGAGCGATATTGATTCAGGAATAATAATACCAGCATAACATGGCAGATAAAACAGTAATAAGTTTTGAACTTGAGGGAACTGGCAAAGCCATTAACTCTATTAAAGAATTAAAAGCCGAATTAAAAGCGGCTCAATCCGCTGCCTTAAATGGTGATGGTAAAGCTGCCAAAAGAGTAGCTGAATTAAAAGATAAAATGGATGACCTTAAAGACACCACAAAGTCTTTACAAGGTAGCGGAGTTGAAAAGATTAGTTCAGGATTTAGTTTATTAGGACAAGGTTTTAAAGATTTTGATTTTGATAAAATTAAAACAGGTTTTAAAGGTGTAGGTGCTGCAATGTCAGCCATTCCTATCTTTTTAATTATAGAGGGGATTAGTTACTTAGTTGAAAATTGGAAAGAGTTAAGTGAGGGTAATGGATTAGTTGCAAAAAGTCTACAATTCTTAGGCGATATATTTACGAGTATAACTGACACAATCTATAAATTTACCGATGCAATTGGATTAACTAATACTGAATTAGATAAACAAGGTGAAGCAATAAAAGGATTTGCCGAAAAGTCTAACGCTGCATTATCTGAGCAAACACAGGGATTTGATAGACAAATTGCAGTAGCTAAAGCAAGTGGTAAAAATACAGTTGAATTAGAAAAGCAAAAACAACAAGCTATTATAGATACTAATTATTTAATAGCTAAACAAATTGAGGCTTTTGTAAGGGCTGGGGGTGCTTTAGATGACGAAAAGAAAAAACAGTTAACAGCTAGTTTAGATTTTATTAAGAACGCTAAAGTACAAGAATATGTTATAACTGAAAATGATAATAAAGCTAAACAAGAACAGTATAAGAAAAATTTAGAGGCTAAGAAAGCCGCAGACGATAAAGCTAAAGCAGACTTAGAAAAATCTAAAGCAGAATCAGACGCTTTGTTTGAAAGTTTATCTAAAGAACAAGATGCTAAGTTAGCAGCGGCTAATAAAGAGAAAGACGATTTAGAAGCACAAAGAGCAAAGTTAAGGGATGAAATGAAAGCCCAACAACTTGCACTTGATAAACAAGCGGTTGAACAATTTATAGCAGATGAGGCAGCAAAAGCACAAGCGGAGAAAGATAGAATAAACGGCGGCTTTGCTTTAGCTACTCAATCCTTACAAGCTACACAAGCCTTATCAGATATATTCTTTACTCAAAAACTTAGTAAAGCTAAAAAAGGTAGTGCAGAAGAAACGGCAATAGCTAAGAAACAATTTGAAGTTAACAAAGGTTTGCAAATAGCCAATGCTACAATGCAAGGTGCTCAAGCTGTTTTAGCTGCCTATGCTAGTGGCTCTGCTATTCCTATTATTGGGGCTGTTGCTGGTCCACTATATGCAGTTGCGGCTGGTTTAGTTGCTATTAAAAACATTCAACAAATTAAAGCCACTCAGTTTGGTGGTGGTACTCCAAGTGTTGAAGCTGGCTCAACTTCTGCGCCATCCTTACCAACAAGCAACGGCACACCATCAATAGCAGCACCAACTCAAAACACTACAACCTTTACAGGAAACGCCAACAACAACTTTAACCAACCGCCTATTAAAACATATGTTGTAGAAACGGATTTAAGAAACTCAACCAACACGATAGATAAGATTAAAGACCAAGCTACATTCTAAAGTAAACAAACTAAACAATTTAGTATTTAATAAATATGGAGTTAATAGATTTAACAATTGAAGACGATGTGAAAGATGCAAGTGGCGTTACTGCCATTGCAACAGTTGATAGCCCTGCTATTGAGCAAGGTTACTTCGCCTTTGGTTCTAACAAAGAATTAAAAACAATTAGAGTTACTTGCGGCTCTCAAAAAGGAAACTTTGCAGCCCCAATAGGTGATAGACAAATACTTGCAGGTGCTTTAATGATTCCCGACATGGCTATTCCTAGAATAGATGACAAAACCAAAAAGGAATACAACGTTAAATTCTCTTCTAAAACGATTGAGCAAATAGTTAAGAAACACGCTAAGTTAAGCTATGCCAATAACGTTAATCAAATGCACGATAACACACGCATGATTAACGATAGCTATTTATATCAATCCTTTATTATTAATCGTGCTATGGGTGTTAATCCGCCTTTAGGTCAAGAACATTTACCAGACGGTACTTGGTTTGGTTTTATTTACATAGGCGATAAGAATGTTTGGGACGAATATATTAAGACGGGAATATACACAGGCTTTAGTGTTGAGGGTAATTTTTATGAAAGTGTGGCTACTGAATTAAGCGACGAATTTTGCGCCCACTTGCTAAGTGTAATTTTAGAGTAAACAAAAATAAATCTTTAGTATTTAATAAGTATGAACGATAAAAAAACATTTAAAGACTTGGTAAATTCAATTTTATCGCCAGAGAAAAAAGAAACGTTTGCAAAGGCTTTTAAAGTTGAGACGCCAATTCCAGTTGTTGAGCCTGTTAATAATGCCGCGCCCGAAACTGTTCCGCCTGTAGCAGGTGAGATAAAAACAAAAGATGGTACGGTTGTTAAGTATTCAACACCAACTCCAATGCCTAACGAAACAATCGTAACGGTTGTAACTCCCGACGGTGAACTTCCTGCTCCTGCTGGTGAGCATGAATTAGAAAATGGCGATACAATTACAGTTGGCGAAGCTGGTTTATTAACAGAATACGAAGTTGCCGAAGTTCTTGAGCCAGTTGCTCCAGTTGCACCAGTAACTCAAGAAGCTATGGATGCTGCGGTTAATGACGTAAACGCTAAATTAGAAATAGCTAACAAAACTATCTCGGCTTTAGTTGCTCGTTTTGATGCAGTTGAAAAAGACAATACAGAGTTAAAAGCTACTTTAGCAACATTCTCAAAAACATTTACTGACCTTTTAAATACGCCAATGGCTAACCCTATTGTTGCCCCTGAGCGTTCTTTTTCAAAGCAAGATAAAATGTTTAGCAAATTAGGATTAAACAAATAAATATAAACAAATAAAAAAAACAAAATAAAATGGCATATTCAATAACAGCGGTTGCATACGTAGAGCAACCAGAACAACTAATCTACGCAAAGTTATTCTCAGGTTCACCAACAATGGACTTAGTGAAAAACAAACAAACTGGTATTAAATCAGCAGAAACTATTAGTGTAGTTAACACTCGTGGTGTATTCCAAGCTCAAGCGTGTTCTTTTAATGCTTCAGGTGATACTGCAATTACTCAACGTACTATCACAGTAGGTAAAACTAAAATTGATATGCTTTGGTGTGAGCGTGATTTAGAGCCGTATTTCACTCAAAAGAAATTAGCTGCAGGTGGCGATTATGATTCTTTAGCTTACACAAAAGAGATTATCGACGATACTATGGAGAAAGCAAAAAGAGATATCGAGATTGCTTTATGGCAAGGTGATACAACCTCAACAAACGCTTACTTAAATCGTTTTGATGGATTTGTAAAAATCATTAACGCTGCAACAATCGGTGGTACTTTCTCAGGAACTGCATGGTCTGAAGCAAATAGCCGTACTGTTATCAAAGGCTTAGCTACTTTAGTAATTGCTAACAATGATGTTTACCAAGGTAACCCAACTATCAAAATGTTAATGTCACCTCAAATGGCTGCAACATACCGTTTCAAATTACGTACTGATAATTTATTCAACACTACAGGTGATGAGGCTAAGTTATATGCTGAAGGTGCAAACATTGAAATCGTTGAAGTTGCTGGTTTATCTGGTTTAAATTACATCTACGCTATCGAGCCTGAGAACATGTACATTGGAACTGACTTAGCTAACGAAGAAGAAAAATTCAAAGTATGGAAATCAGATGACGATCAAAATCTTAAATTCCATGCAGAGTGGAAACTAGGTGTGCAAATCGCATTTCCTTCAAGAGTTTACAAATACTTAGGAGTTTAATAAATAAATAAATTGAGGGGTTATTAAGTTAACCCCTCTTAATTAAAAAAAATATAAAAACATGGCATTATCAGCGTGTCCGATAACATCGGGAATAGCAAGAGATTGTAGAGACGGGTCACCCGGACTTACAAACGTTTATGCCGTAGAATATTCAAACTATACACAAGGTGTTATTACCACTGCAAGTGGTAGTATTACTAACGTAGCTTCTTTCTTAAATACAGGAAAGAAAATGTGGGGGTTTGAATTTGATTACGGTAAAGCGAATGAGACTGAGGTTTTAACCGCAAATACAAACGGAACATTAATGAATGCAATCACTTTGAATTTATACATTCCAAAGAAACAAGCTGCAGTTGCTCAACAAATATTATTGTTAGCTAAGCAAGATACTATTTGGATGGTTAAGGATAAGAACGGTGCGTTTAGATTATTAGGTCAAGAATTCGGTATGAGAATTACTACGGCAACTGCTGCAAGTGGTGCAATGGGTAATGATGACGCTGGATATACAATAGTGTTAACAGGTGAGGAAAGAACGTTTGCAAACGTTGTACCAAGTGCTTTAGCTGCGTTACTATTGTTACCTGCTTAATTAACTTCTTAAAATATAAATGTAAGTCCCACCCTGTAAGGTGGGCTTTTTTATTTAGTAACATTTCAAAGTTTTTAGTATTTAATAAGTATGATGCAATTAATAACAGGGGCTAACACTATTGATATTTCGGTAACGGAAAATTCAACTATTGGTAATCCTCAATTTGTATTTGTATTTATAAATGATAACACAGGTCGCAAAGTAGCGTGTACAAGTACCTATACTGAATTAGATAATAACAAGCAAAGGTTTATTATAACCGTTGGGGCGTCTGTTCCTTTAAATGGTAGCGTTTTATTTGATGACTATGGTAGTTATTCATTTTATGTTTATCAGTCGGCTAATGCAGCCTTATTCAATTTTGCTAATATAAATACAACGGATATAAGAACGTTAACAGGTGAGGTTGGAAATGGAAAAGCGTGGTGGAAAGCTCCCTCAGTAACTAATATTTACTATAAAGACGTAAGGACGTCAATCGTAACAAATGGGCAATAATATAACACAGGTTGGTAATCTATTACAAATAGAATTTGATAGTAGCTTCCAACCTACAATCAGTAAAGTATCTAGTGGTAAATATTTACAATGGGGCGACAATAACGCTCACCCTAATTACTTACTTGAATTATACAATAGAGATGCTGTACACGGTGCAATTATAAAGGCTAAGGCGGACCATGTATTCGGGCGTGGCTTATGTTATGATGAAAGCAAATTAACGCTAGCACAGCAAGCGCAATACGATAAATTCTTATCACACGCTAACCGCTTTGAAGATTGGAATAGCGTATTTAGAAAGAACGTAACACCTTTTGAAATCTTTGACGGTATCGCTTTACAAATAGTTTACGATTTTAACGGTAGAATTGCTGAGGTTTACAACCAAGAGTTTAGCAAGTTTAGACGTTCACCCGACGGTAAAACTGTTTTTTATTGTGAACAATGGGTAGATGACAATGGATGTATAAATGACCAAGCGCATAAGCATAAATCATTTGTTGAATATCCTATTTTTAATCCTAACATTAGAACAGGCACTCAAATACTTTATTTTAAAACAGAAGTAATGAGTGCTATGGAGTTTGGTAATATTTACCCAGCGCCAAACTATCAACAAGGTTTACAAGATATTGAAACAAATATTGAGATAACTAACTTTAACTATTCTCATTTAAAGAACGGCATGTTTGCTTCTGCGATGTTATCTTTATTCAATGGCGAGCCAACTCAGGAAGAGCAAAGAAAATACGCTAAATTCTTTGACCGTAAATTTAAAGGTACTTCTAACACTGGCAAAATGATGTTTAACTTTGTTGACAAAGGCGGTCAAAAAGCTGAGTTAACAACGTTTTCACAAAGTGATTTAGATAAAATGTTTGAGCAAGTTGCTAAACGTTCACAACAAAATATCTTTACAGCTCACAGAACAGATCCTGCCTTAGCAAGTATATTTGACGGCTCAGTTAACATTGGCGATAACACTATTTATTTACAGAAGTTTGAAAGATGGTTGTATAGTTATATCGAACACCGTCAAGAAATACACTTAAATATTATTAAAGATTTAGCAGCCGTTAACGGTGTTGACTTATCTTTATTAGAGATAAAACAGAAACAACCTGCCAATGTTGAATTACCTTTCGATACTGCTTTACTTCAATCACTTTTTGACTTAGATACTTTAAGAGAGCACTACGCTAAAAAGTTAGGTATTGATATTAAAGATAAAGTAACTGTAGATGGTGATATGGCAGATATTCCAGAAACGCAAGTAAATGAGCATTTAAAGAACTTAACTGGCAAACAATGGATTAATATTAAAAGATTAATTCGTGAGGTTAACAATCAAAAGACTACTAAAGAGGTGGCTGCAATGATGCTTAAAAATAGTTACGGATTAAGTGACCAAGATATTAACGTTTTATTTGCAACTCCTGAAGCTCAATTTAGCAAGTTTGATAAACAAGTTGACATGACTGACTATGTTTTATCTTTATTTGAAGGTAGCGCAATAGATGACAATGATGACCCAATAGTAAGCGAGGAGTTTGTGACATTTGGCAGTAATGCTGAAGCGTTTAACTTTGAGTTTGCAAAGCATAAATTTGTAACCGATACTGAAAAACAAGTATTAGATTTATTAAAAGGCGCACCCGAAACAACGCCTGAAAAGGCTGCAAAGATTTTAGGTTTAGATGTTGAAACGGTTAAGAATATAATCAACAGTTTAGTTGTTGCAGGTTTAATATCTACAATAAACAACGTTATATCTCTTACACCAAAAGGTTTAGAAACTAACACGCCAACTATTGAAACGGAATTATATACTGTTTATAAGTATGCTAAAAGACCAGATGCTCCAGATTTATTAACTACTAGCAGAAAATTCTGTAAGGATATGATGTTGTTAAGTAGTTTAGGTAAACGTTGGACACGTGACGGAATAGACAATATAAGTACTAATATGTTTGGAGAATCAGCTTGGGAATTTAGAGGTGGTTTTTATACTGAGCCTAAAAAAAACGGTGGTAAAACTACTGCATATTGTAGGCATATCTGGGTTGCAATAACTAAATCAAGAACTAAGAAATAATGGCGAGTTTATTAATATCAGAAAATTATCTAAAGGAATATACCAACATTAATAAAAATGTTGATATGACCATCTTAACACCAATTTTACAAGAGGTGCAAGACTTTTATATCATTCCTTTACTTGGAACTAATTTATACAACGAAGTTTTAAGTCAAGTTACCACATCAACAGTAACTGCTTTAAACCAAACGTTATTGGATTTAGTTGTGCCTTGTATGTTACACTATGCTAAAATGGAAGCTATGCCCGACATGAAGTATAGGTTAATGAATAAAGGCGTAATGATTAAAAATAGCGAAAATTCAAGTGCCGCGGATTTATCGGAGATTCAATTCTTAATGGATAGGTCTAAAAATAAAGCAGAGATTTACGCTCAAAGAGTAACTAACTATTTAAATAGATATGTTAGCAGCTACCCTTTATACATTAGCAATGTTGAGCGTGATGAAATAATGCCTAATAAAAACAACTTTACAAGCGGCATTATGATTGATGACAACGACTATGATGATTGTTATAAATATTTATATACATAATGGGAATAAAGAAAGAACATATTAAGAAATTAGAACAATTCGAAAAAGCAAAAGTTAAGCCAAAACCAACTAAAACAGTTATTCCAAGACAAACAAACAAACCACAACCAACTAAGTAGTGGTACTTTTTTGTTTGATAGAGTGCCTGAGTTTGGGGCTGCTAACGAGATAACATACCCTTTAATGGGGGTTACTGTTAATCCTATTACATTAGACGGCAATATACATTCGTCATCTTTTGCTTTTGTTTTTTTAGATTTAGTACACCAAGATAATAGAAATATGGATGTGCTAATGAGTGAAATGCAAAAAGTAGCTTTGGAAATATTTTCGCAAATTAGATACGACTTGCAAACTATTTATAATTGTACTATTAATGAAAATATAACTTTAGAGCCTTTACAATCAGTTTATGATGACGACGTAAGCGGTTGGGGCTTTGAATTAAATATAGTGCAACATTATGACCGCTCAGTATGTTCTACTCCTAATAATAACATAGCTGGTTTAGTTTCAATTTTAGATCAAAACGGAAATGTAATTGCAACACTTAATCCTAATAGTACTTATACGGTTGAGGTGTTACAAGAAATCATACAAACATTAACAGACCCTGCACCCGCAACAATAATTCAAACATTATAAATGGCAACTGTAGAATTCAGATACGACCCAAAAAACACAGCATGGTTTACCGCAAATGCTGCAATGGTATTAAAAGCAGGTGAGCCTGCATATCACGATACAACTGGCTTATTTAAGTTAGGCGACGGTGTAACGGCTTTAAGTGCTTTGTCCTTTTTACCAACGGTAAGTGCATCAACTCCAACGCTTCAGCAAGTATTAACGGCTGGCTCAATTTTAGCAGGAAATAATACAGCAACAGGAATAGGCGATTTAACACTTGGAACAGATGATATAGGAGTTTATACTAGCACAATTAAAACAAGTGGCTCAACTATTTTACATACTTCTTATGATGGAATTGATACTGGACTATTTACACAAACACCAACAAATAACACATTTACAAAAAGCGTAACGGCATTATCATTTATTAAAAATGGTGGAACTTCTGCTCAATTTTTAAAAGCGGATGGTACGGTTGACAGTTCAACTTATTTAACAACATTAGGAACGGCTGCAACATCACTAACAACAACTGGCTCAAGTGGGGCTGCTACGTTAATTGCAAACGTTTTAAACGTGCCAAATTACACTTTGGCAGGATTAGGCGGTACAACTTTAGCGGCTGTTAACGCTCAAAATTTAAGCGTATTTGCAGCAACTACAAGCTCACAATTAGCAGGTGTAATAAGTGATGAAACGGGAAGCGGTGCTTTAGTTTTTGGAACTAGCCCGACTTTTACGACAAAAATTACAACACCATTAATAAATGGTACATCGGGAACTTTACAAATAGGAACAACTGATTTAGTCAATATTGGAAATGCTACAACTACTTCTCAAAGATTAGTTAGAATAGGGCAAGATACTGCATGGATTGATATAGGCTCTCAATCGGGTTCAACTGCAAGACCTGCTATTTATTTAAACACCACAACTCCTGATACAACTAATTATGCTTTATCATGCCATCAAACAACTGGAAATACATATTTAAACGGAAAGAGTGGTACTCAGATTTTAGTTAATGGTGGTATTGTAACTACCTATTCAACTAATCAAGTTTCATTTGCAGTAAATGCCGCAGGAGGTTCAACAATAAATTATCAGTTTACAGTTCCAAATAACACAGCATTAACAGCATCAACCGAAGTACCTATTTTTAAAATAATTGGAGGTAATAATACTTGGCCTACTGGCGCAATAACAAATCAAAGATGGTCTTGGATAACTGCTAATACTGCTAATTTTTCTGCTGCATCTACTATAACCAATAGTTACGGTCTATTTGTAGAAGCAGCAACCGCAGGTACAAATGCTACAATAACTAATAACTATGCTGCTGGTTTTAGTGGTAATGTAAGAATTGATAGTGATTCAGTTGGTATTCCATTGATAATTAGAGGATTAACCAGTTCACCAAATCAAAATCAATGTATATATTTTACAGCAACTCCAAGCAGTACTAATTATTCTATAAATTTTGGAAACACATATAATATATTTAATCAAACAACACAATTCTTTAGAGAAAATAACAATGATATTGCCAATTTTACATCATCTGGCTTAACATTTTCTGATGCTAAAAACATTATTTTTAACACTACAACAGGAACAAAAATAGCCACAGCAACTACTCAAAAGATTGGCTTTTGGAATGCTACTCCAATAGTACAACCATCAGCGGTTACTACCGTTCAAGGTTTTTACGATGCAATGGCTAGTACTGGATTAATTGCAAGCGGCACAATTACATTGCCTACTGGTTACGGAAGGTCAATTAATAACATTGCAATTAATACAACAGGTGCAGCAGTTGCAAATACTGATTATTATTATTTCTGTACAGCTACTTTGACTTTCACTTTACCAACTGCTGTAGGAAACACAAATACATATTACATTAAAGTAACTTCGGGAACTTTAACAATTAATACAACTTCGTCTCAAACAATAGACGGCTCTTTAACAATAGTAACAAGTGTAGCAAATACAGCTTTCACTTTAATTTCAGACGGAACAAACTGGCAAATAATATAAAACATGACATACTATCCTAACAACCCAAACGGACAAGCAACAAGTGCAAATAGTGCGCCAGTTGTATTATCAACTTCCCAAGAAACAATCTTATCAAATCTTGATACTGACTTAGGAACTACAAGTGAAACAGCACCAGCAAGTGATACCGCAACAAGCGGTCTTAATGGTCGTTTACAAAGAGTTGCTCAAAGATTAACCACTTTGATTGAAGACGTATTTGTTACAGGTCAATCGGCGCAAACGGCAACTGTAAATAATATCTTAACAACAACATCAGGAACTGCGGCAACAGAGTTAATAGGTTATAGAACAGCAAGTGTTCAAGTTGTATCAACGGGGACGGCTGGTACATTTATATTTGAGGGTAGTAACGATAACACAAACTTTCAAGCTATCCCTGTATTCTCACAATTAATATTGACAGGCACACCAATTACTGGAGCTATTACAGCAACTGCATCACAATTAATTTATGTGTTTCCTGTAAATTTTAGATACGTAAGATTAAGAATTGCCACTACAATAACAGGCGGCTCAATACAAGCCTTTTCTAAGTTTTCGCAAACTAATTTTACACCAGCAATTTTACAGATTGCACAAGCAACCGCAGCGAATTTAAACGCGAACGTTGGAACGGTAGCAGGTGGTCAAACGGCACATAGTTCAGCATCAACAGGCTCACCATTAAGAATAGGTGGTAGGATAGTGCCAACAACAATAGCAACTCAGGATGCAACATTAGTAGCAGGTGATGCTTCCGATGCAGGTATATCAACAGGTCAACAATTAATTGTTAAAGAAAGTTCAACAGCCGAATTAGATTTTAACTTTAACTTTTCAACCGTTGCAAGTACCGTAACCGTTCAGCCATTTGTTCCCGCAAGTGGAACGGCGTCCGTTAGAAATTACATTACGCAATTAGCAATATCAACCGATACACTTGGAACAGGTGGTGTAGCTTGGATATTAGATGGTGCTTTAACCGTTTCTTCTATTGCCATTACAACTGGACTATGTACTACTTCCGCTTCACATGATTTAAAGATAGGTGATTCAGTTGTTTTTACTGCATTGGCAGCAGGAACAGGTGTAAGTACAAATACGGTGTATTATGTTACTGCTGTAGGCTCAGCAACTACATTTAACTTTGCTTTAACTATTGGAGGTGCAAACGTAGTGCCATCGGTAGCTTACACGGGAACTACCGTTTATAGAATTTTATACCAACAACATTTTAGAGCAACGGGTATTCCGCAAACAACTATAATTACTTTTCCTAATCCATTAAGAGGTATTTCCAATATGATAACTAATTTTTTAATACCTACAACCATGACAAGCGGAACTATTTATATTACTTCGACAGGTTATAGAGGTTTTTAATAATTAATTTTTATTATATTTACAGCATGAAAACAGAAACAAGTTTATACGTGGAAAAAAACACAGAAGTAGTTGAGGAAGTTGTAGCAACCGATTCAACACAAAGAAAAATTGAAGACTATTCAACAACTGAATTAAAAGCCTTAGTTTATGATTCACTTGCTATCATTGAACAAAACCAAGCTAACATTAAATTCATTAATGAGGAACTAAAAAAACGTGGGTAAAATTGTAATTACATTGTTATTACTTAACCTAGGATTAAGCGCACAGATAGATGACAAAACAAAACACTTTTACGCTGGTTTTGGAATTACAGTACTAACGGCTGAGGTTACTAATCAAATGATTGATAAACCGTTTCTAAGTGCTTTAAGTGGATTTGCAATAGGCACAACGGCAGGGATATTAAAAGAGGTTGTTTACGATAGAAAAATGGATAGGGGCGTATATTCCAATAAAGATATGGGCATGACTATTTGGGGAGCTGCTTGCGGTGCTTTAGTCATAAGAGTAAGATTTGATTTACAAGATAAAAAGAAAAACAAAGCACTATATTATTATGAATGAGGTATCTAAATTAAGGTTTGAATTTAAAGAAGTTGCTTACATTATTGCAGCTACCATTGCTTATTTCACGCAGCTATCTATTTTGTCTAATAAGATTGAAGACCATAAAAGCAAAAGCGATCTAAACTTCCAAGCGCATGACTTTAGAATTTCGGCTTTAGAACTAAGTTTAAAGATTAATAATTATCCTAAGCAAGTTGCAACGTTACCAACAAGCCCAACAATAAAAGGAGAAGAAGAATGAATATACAAATAGACACAAAAAACAAAACGATAGTTTTAAAATCAGCTATTTTAATTAAAGATTTAATTGAAGAATTAAAATTAATGAATATAGATTTAAACGAGTATAGCGTATCGGTTGATATAATTTATAATAATTATAATTTCCAAACTACACCTTTTTATCAATACTATAATCAACCAATAGGAGTTCCAAATCAATATACAATTAACTGCTAAATGAACATATCCGCACACATAACTTTTGAAGAAGCAATATTAAGCCCAACGGCTTTAAGATTAGGCATAGATAATAAACCTAATAACGCTCAACTTAATAATATGGAAAAGGTGGCAGACTTTTGTTTTGAGCCTTTACGTAAATGGTACGGCAAGCCTATTAAAATTAATAGTTTCTTTAGAAATGAAAAACTAAATAAGGCAGTTAAAGGTTCTAAAACTTCACAACATTGTACAGGAGAGGCAATGGATATTAGCGCAGGAAGTAAAGAAGAAAATAAAAAGTTATTTGATTGGTGTAAGGCTAATTTACATTTCGACCAATTGATTAACGAATACGATTATAGCTGGGTGCATATCAGTTATAAAATGAGTGGAAATAGAAATATGGTTTTAATAATTACATAATATGCCTTTACCAAAATTCATAACAAATATATTAGCAGGCGGTGGCTCTAAGCTAATCGAAACAATTAGTAATACAGTAGATGAGTTTACTTTATCTAAAGAAGAAAAGGAAGCTATTAAATTAAAACTAATTGAGGAAGCTAATAAACATACTCAGTTAATGGAAATTGAATTAACTAAGCAAATGGATATTGAGCAGAAAGAAATGGACTCAGCCCGTAAGCGTGAGATTGATATTGCAACAAGTGATAAAGCACCTTTATTAAATAAAATTATTACACCAATATTAGCTTTATTAGTTTTAGGCAGTACATTTATATTTTGGTACATTATTATATTTAAAGATTTAGAGCCACACAAAGAGGTATTAGTAAGTGGTATAATTGGCAGCTTAACAACTATCTCAATGGGAGTGATAGGTTATTACTTTGGAAGCTCAATAGGCTCTAAAGACAAACAAACGTTATTAGACAAACTTAAATAAAAAAACCTAGCTTTATTAGGACTAGGCGTTTTAGGGGGGATGCTTTTAATTAAGTAGGTTAAATATCCATTGAACATTCGTGTT